TGCGATCTCTTTCAATATCTTTGGCTTTTCCTTTCACGGTATGTTCAAACCACCCTTTTACGAATGTCACCTCATCAAGTGGTACGCCCCATGTCTGAAAGTTCTGAATGACTGAACCAAGCGAATGCGCTGATACGCCAGTTGATTCGAGTAATCCTAGTTTTGTACGATCAATAGCACCAATAGCTGGTTGCTCGGTATCTTTGTCGGATGCGTATGGAATACCTTCGAACGAATCGAACCCGATAACGTTACGGTGTTCGTTAAGTTCTAATTGCGTTTGTTGCATCATGGCAAGTTGAGAACCAGCAGCAACACCGCATTCGATTAGGTCACCTTCGACTTTATTGTTAATGACTAGGCGCGTCATTTCAGCGGTGAAGTTCAGCACCTCTACTGATGAATATACGGGATGGATTGGTTTCATAGTGCCATGATTAGGTTTTCAGCGTTCACGTGCTTTACTTTCATTCCGAATTGTTCGCAGTAGTTGATGTACTTATCTAACTCGATGCCGTTGTATTCTACACAAACCATACTACACCCTGCTTCGGTTAGATTGATCTGCGATAAAATAGCGTAGTCCATTCCTTCCGCGTCGATTGTCAGTAAGTCGAACTTTTCAATTTTCCATATCTCTTGAAACCGTTTGAACGTGAAGCATTGAACTTGCACCTCTGTGAATTGTACGGCATTACTCCACTTCTCAGATTCTTTCTTACTTATCGTACTAAGCAGTCCCGTATCATTTGCGATGTGTGGCGTGTTCATATGAAGCGTTGTTTTGTCGTTATGGTCGGCTATTGCAGCACGTACGCATTCGACGCTACTATTTCCAGCGTGTAGCTTTGTGAGCAATTCATACGCTACTGGGTGAGGCTCTACAAGTGTAGCTACCCATCCGCGTTCGATAAGTGCAAGTGAGTTGCTGAATGTCTTGCCGTCATTAGCACCGATGTCTAACACGCTTCCGATCTTATCACCGAAGTAATTTAGAATGATTTGTTCTTCGTTATTCTGTGAGTACATTACGCTGGGAAGTTTAGTTGTTTTCGGTTAAGGTAGTTCTGATGATCTTTGTGATGAACGGCAGCAGATTCGGTCTTTTGATATTGCGCATCCGTCATTGCTTTTCCGTTGGCTGGGTGCAGATGGTCGAAGATAACTTCGTGAATATCTACAAACCTATTGCTTTTCTTTGCTACGTCTTGCGCCTCATTATCGCACCATACCGATTCATACGATGGATGGTAGATATATCTGTCACGAATGTAATACTCATAATCCATTACGCTCATGGTCATTAACGCGCCTCCGTTGTTCGGGTCTGTAAAATTAAAAACAAATCCTTTGCCGTAATAAAACCAAGTCGAATCAATTTCTTCTCTCATAACATCATCCCACCCTTCACGAGTAAATACCATATCGTCGCTGAAATTAACCAAGATGTCCCAATGACCTTTGTATTCATTCACGTCGCGGTTAATAGCGTCGATCTTGTTCTTTGACGTACCAACGCATTTGATGATGTTGTACTGACGGAATTCACTTAGATCGTATTCGCTCAACTTTGGATCGTCAATGTCGAGCGATACAAGCACTGTGATTCGTTCGGGGTTAAGTGCATTCTCAAAGATAGAACGCAAACCTCTCAGGAAGTTCTCAGGTCGTGAACGTGAAGCGTATTTTACTAGAATGTTGGTCATAGCGGTCTGTATATCTCAGGGTTGTCAATAGTTGATTTGTACACCTCAACCGATACATCGTGAGCATTGTTCATATCGGTCGCGGATAAGGTTGGATAGTGATCGAAATCAAACTTCTGCCAAGAATCTAAATCCATCGAATAAATGTAGTCAGGTGCTTTGTCGGGGCAAACATTGTGATGTGGTGCTAGTCCAGCCAACTTACATCGAATGGAATACTCAACGTGTTCGTAGCCGTATAGTCCAAAGTTCTCGTTGAACGCTCCAACTCGATCAATTACGTCTTTGGTGATGAATAACATACATCCCGCACTGTTACTATATTCACTCACATCGTCTGTAATCTGTCGAGATTTGCGGATGTGAAGGTAGTTGTGCAAGTAGCTGAAATGGTTGCATCCAGTCGATTTGTGTGCGTCGATGAATAATTGCGCCCATCCTTCTTTAATCGGGAAACAATCATCATCGAATAGAAATACATAGTCGCAATCTATCAACGCTTTTAGGCATTCGTTCTTTGCCTTTGCAATGCCGTTAATATCGCTCACAATCTTCACCTTCATGCCTTGACAGAGCGAAGTGAATAGTACAATATTTTCCCAATGCGCTTTGTGATGTGGTCGCTTGGATGTCGTTGTTACGCCAATTCCAATCTTCATTTCAGTTTGTTTAGTTCGGTGGCTAAGATATTACTTTGTTTGATTGTGTCAAAGTTTTCTTCGATTGTTTTTCTCAAATTGTTTGCCAGTTCTTGACGTAGGTCAGGATTGTTAATCAGCATTTTCATTGCCGTATACCATCCATTCGTTCCGTCTGTCAACAGGCAATTGTACCCATGCTTAAGCCATTTGTTATAAGGCATTACATCGGACACAATCGCAGCGCATCCCGTCATTCCTGCTTCGATGATCTTTAGTTCAGACTTGCATGAATTAAACAGACCGTGCTGAAGTGGTATCAACGCTACATCAATCTGCTCATAGTGCGCTCCATATTCATACACGGGCAAGTTCCAAAGACGCTTGTATGTTTGGTCGTTTCCAATATGAGAGCCTAAACGCGAATAGGACTTAAGATAGTCGCGATATTCAAGCGGGCAGCATTGGTAGTTATTAGTCATGATACGCTCATACTCGATAAAGTCAGAATGCTTATTGAATGAACAAGCGATCTGATATTTACCTTGTTCGGTTGGATCTGAATGCAACTTACGAATACCGTCATACATGAGTGCTATATCTCGACGGTGAAATGTACCGCCAACCCATCCAAACCGAACGCGATTAGATTTGTTTTTGTATTGAGAAAACTGAGGCAAACTGGGATGAATGCTATTTCTTACAACTACCGCATCAATTCCAACTTTGCTTAGTTCGTGTTGCAATGCTTCGGTGCTGCACGTTACAATGTCAGCCATTCGAGCCGAGGCAAGTACGTTAACAGGGAAGTCTTTCTGAATGTTATATGTCGCACGAACAGCACGCACCTCTTCTTCTTTTACGCGCTCAGGATGTTTAGCAGCAAAGTCGAGTTGAGCCTTTAACATTTGTGGGCTTGCTGGATGCCATGTAGGAAGTACCCAAAAATCATCAATGTCAACGATCAGAAATTTGCCAGAAGATTTAACCTTTTGCGCTCTGTACGACATCGGTCGGTTCATTACGTAAATGTCCGCATCGCATTCTTCAATGTCAAACTCATCCAATGACATCAACTTCATCTCGGATGCTTTTTGAATCTCCGAATATGGAATAGCAAGTCGGTACAAATCCATCCCCGACAATAACCGCGCTTCGGTCTTATTGGTCGTTACTAATCTGATTTTTCTCATGAATGTATAGTTCTCTCATTTTCTTTACGTACTGGCAAATAGACGAATAGTGAATGCCTGTTTCAAACTGAAAAGAGCGATAAGACTTTTTTTCTTTGTTCGTCGGCTGATATACTAGATAACCATACGTCACTTTTGCAGCCAATTTCACATCTTCGGAATGATCGGACTCAGCGGACACATAGCAAAACTTTGCAAATTCATCGTAGGTAAACTCAGGCTCTTCCGTTGCATCCTCTACAAATTGATCCGTAATTGACTCAACCAACTGAGATCCGCTAAACTGGTTCTGCTTGTTGAATTGCTCATACGGATTGGCATTCTGATGTCGCATAATTCCGTACACATATCCTCGATAATTGCCGATCTTAAAAAATGCCTCATCTGGTAGTTCCATCAATTTCATAATCGCTGATGTCAACAAATCGCGATAGTCTAGCACGCCCTCATTGGTCATGCGTTTAGCTACCTTGATGAGTTCTGGATGAGCGTATAGTTCCGTGATTATCTTATCTCTATTCACGGAATCAAATGTAATGATAATTTAGAAATGTGCAAATAAACACTTCTGTTCTTTGTTTTTTTGTCGTTTGGCGTCCAGTAGCCTATCAAATGCGTGCGATAATGCTGAAATGTCCCATCCGTAAGTTCTAGCTAGTTCTGCAATGGTATGCTGACCTTTGTACCAGATGTCGAAGATTTCTTCTGCGGTGGCTCTGTTAGGGTTGTTCATAATGCTAGTTTTTTGATTGCGGTATAGTTAGGATTGAATTCTATGTTGAAGCCGAACGACTGGTCTAGCTTCAGGTCAATGATGGATTTCACTACTCCAACAAAACGCTCATAGTTGTAATTAGTCGGGTCGAGTGGTCGGATCTCGTCCATTGCCATCTCGCGCAATAGCCATAACACACGGGAGGCGTAAATTAGTTCGTTCTCATCCACGATGTCGCGGATTCGTTTGGGGCTAGAATGGGAATGGATCATCTTCTTTGGTTTCGTTTAGAAAATTATTATTTGGCGTTAATTGTGCTTGGGTGTATGTTGGCATGATCTTATCTTCAATGTAGTCATTCAATCCAAATGTGAATCTTCTCTTCTTTCGGTCATAGTTGAATTGTGACGATCCTTTGATCCCGACAACCTTTTGTCGTCTAATTTTCTTTGACCAAAACTCACAAAGCGTTGAAATCGGGTCTGCGTTTGGTCTGTGATAAATCAGAATATTATCCATCTTGTTATTCCACATCGCGCCACCTGCAATATCAAAAACTTCAGGGCATTTGTACGATCCGTCCTGCTCTAATCGCGGGTTCTTAGGATGAGCGACAATGATCGTGTAAACGTGGTTTTCTTTGGAAAAACGAGAAATGTCGGAAAGAAATGTTTCAAGGTATTTATCATCACGCCCCCCTGTTTTCGAGTAGTCGTTTGCAAGTTGGTTGAACGGATCAATAATGCAGCCCGATATTTTCTCTTTGATGATCAACTCCAAAAAACGCTCTTTTATGTAGTCGGGTGTTGGTGAAATTGTTTCAGGATATATGAAGCAGAAATATGATGTTACTTTGTCGTACAACCGTTCATATTCTGATAAAGAAATACGCAAGCCCTTCTCCCCTGCATCCAATCGCATACCAGCAGCCATTTCAACTAAAGAATGACAATACTCTTCTACTGGAAAATCTTCAGGCGCAAATAGTCCCCACTTCGTGCCATCCGAAAGTGATTTGTTTAACATCAAAAATTGAAGAAATGTGGATTTACCCTGATTTCCATAACCTGATAGCAACGATATTTCACCGCGTTTTAGTTTCCAAAGATTATCAATCTGCGCCACACCCCACGGTTCACACGCCTCATATCCGTTCATGTATATGTCAACCGCTTTTTCTTTTACATCTTGCGGAAATATTACATCACGGCATTTTACATCACGGTCATAAATCGAAAGATCAATTTCTGTACGACTCTTCGTATCAACCAATTTATTATCCTCGAATTGTGCCGATCCGAACTTGTTGGCTTTGTATCCTGACTTGATCGCCTGAATTGCCTCTTGAGTTGAAAAGTCCGAATCGCGTCCGAGGTATTCACGGGATATGTTGCTGATACAATCCGATTCGTCAATACCGAAACGGCAACATGAAGAAGCTAGTTTGTAGATAAACTGGTTACGATTGCCCGAAACGAACGCATCACCTTTGTTTGTTAGCCATACAACAAGTTTCTCGAATGCAGTCTGTTCGTTTACCGAGTTTTCAGCAATCACATCTTTGAACACTTCACTTGCCTCATTGATATACAAATCAGCATCATACGACTCAAAACATAATCTGGACGGATTAACTCCTGACGGGTCAATCAGCGGAAATCTACGCTTTAACGCTCTGAAGTGATCGCGGTGTCGTGACGTTTCTACCTTGATTAATGCCTTCACTCCGTTTCCTGATGGACTGATCCATGCCGCAAAAACGTATTTATCTTGCATTACACGGTATTTCTCTTCCGTTCCGCACTTGTCTATGTCCAAAACTATCAAATGGCTGTAATGCTCAATATGCGCGTCTTTCCGCGCTCCTTTGAATGTTCCTGACCATATCACGGCTGGAAGGTTTTTTTTCAAACCGTCCCGTTTATTGATGTCAATTTCAGAACGGATCGCTTCAACTGTCTTTTGGCTCTTTCCGTTTTTGATACGGTCAAGTGCTTGAGAAACAGTTATTTCGTGCATATATACGCCAGTAACTCCCTTTACGATTGTTACTTTTTTGTCTAGAATTACCATAGTTCGTCGTTGTTTGGAGTTGCAAAAGTATCTGCTTTGAATTGGTATTGTTCAACAAAATCAAGAAACCTAAAACAATATTTCTTAAAATCTCCTTTTGGATAGGTTACGTAAAAAATTGGATCAAATTGATTTAGCAGTTGTATCACATTCTCTACTTCAGACCTTTGCCCCTTATGCTTTAATATTTTCTGTACGTTTTCAATTTGAGTAAAAGAATTTTCAAAAATAAATTTGTGCGTTTTGTTACTCTCTTCTTCTCTTTTCTCTTCTCTTCTCTTCTCTTCTCTTCTTATAGGTTGAGTTTTTTGCAACGGTGGTTCAACGGTGGTTGAGTTTTCTTCAACACTGGTTGAGTTTTCTTCAACACTGGTTGAACGCTGGTTGCGCTTAGCTGCGCTGATTTTTCCCCGTAAACTTTGAATCTTTGAGAAACTTTCTACCTCTTCAAGTTGCTCGTCAAGGAACTTTATGCTCAAATTTAAGCCGTTCAAATGTATGATTTTATACTTCAAAAGTTCAGAAATTTCCTCATCGCCAAAGTTTAATTTTGCCGTTTCAACATCTACTTCGCCCAACTTATGCCAGTACATACAACAGAGATTTATGAATGCCAACTGTGATTCGTGGGATCGTTTTTGAATACGACCCATTGCCCAGCATGATGGCTCAAATTTAAAATACGGGAGCTCCTTAGCCATTACTCAATTGTTTGTGATGAAATTCTATAATGTCATTAACTGTATCTGTGGCTAAAAACTCCATTCCTGTGTATGCGTTATCTTCGCCATTAAAGTAAAAAAGTACATATCCAGATATGCCATAATTCCTAATTCGGATAAAACCGTCTTGATATCTTAATTTACCCTGACCAAAAAACTGATCAGGAATACCATGTGCTCCTTTTACCGCCTCCTCAATTGCATGGCAATATTTGCAAAGCGTTGTTAATTGTTCATTTGGAGCATCCCAAGGTTTTCCATAATAAGACCAATGATGGACGTGTAGTTCTGTTTCGGTGTCCTTGCAATGCTGACACGTAAAGTTGTCGCGTTGCAATATTTCAAGCCGTTTTTCTGCCAACGTGGATCACGTAGCAATGTTGAATAATTCGCCATGATGTTAATGTAAAAAAGTATGCCAGTCAACTACAAAGGAAACCCGATCATGTGGGACATGAACAGCAATGTAGTGACTGGCAATTTTAGTGTTTTCATAGTAATGGGTTTCAGCATTACGATTGCAATAATACAACTCTAATCTGCAAAAAGCAAATTTATTTCAAAAAAGTTTTTGTTGAAATGATACGGGATGATACGATTTTATACGCGCCATGTATTCGGGTCTAATCGGTCTGTTCCAAGCCTTATGCTTCTGAATCGTTGCGTGTGGAAGGTTCATTGCTTCCTCGTGCTGACTGATTTCAAAATAGCTTAGTTTGAGTAGTTCGGATAGTTGCATATTTCAGAATAATCTTCCCAAGTCGGGACATCTCACCGATACTGTATTGAGCCAAGACTAAAGGTTCAATTTGATCACACACGCATCGGTAACTCCACGCGCCACTTGGGAAGATGTGGGTTAATTAATTCTTCCAAGTTTTGATCTAACTTGTTGATCGTATTTTGTCAGGTAGTCCCGACACATTTCTACGCGTTGGATAATTTCAGATTCTATTGATTCGTCATGCTCAACTTTGTAAGCAATCCATCGATCTTCATCGGGCATATCTGAATAGATTACTTCGTTGCCGTAGTTGATTGATTCGTCCGTGTCCATTAGTGCATAGAATAGAATCGCATTTGTGCAACCCGTTAGGATCATGTATGATCTCAATTGCCATTCATAGTTCTTATCCATTCCAAACACGTTGGATTGAAACGTACATTTATCCCAAGGCACTTTAATGTCAACAATTGTATCTCCGTTAATTACATCGGGCGTACCAATCATGTATTCATTTTCAAAGTGCAATTTGTTTTTCTCTGCTATTCCAAAGTCAAGAACACGTGCCATGAAATCAATCGCTTCGAGTTCCATCATTACACCTTTCTCAATATACTTTGAATGAATATCCTGACGTTCGTTTGCATACCATTCGTGCAAATACGTTTTAGCGGTCTGACTTAGTTCGCCTTCTTTCTTAGCATTCCCCATAATCTTATGAAGTGCAGATGCTCTGATCTTAAACTGTTCCATCGGTCAATGCTGCTAATACTTCTGGTGTAACTGAATAGTTTTGTTTGATCTTATCCAACACGCTCGGATCACTTGCTAATTTCTCTTTGCACTTATCAAATGCTTTCGATCCAATTGTAAGCGGTGGGAGTTGTTTTACTACGCGCTCATTCTTTACGCGTAGTGCATCAACGGTTTCGCCAAACGCTCTGATTGTTTTAATACAAAGTTTGAACGAACGCCCAGCCCATTCTTCAATGTATGGAGTGTCGAAAATCTTTGCAAGTTGTTTCGCGTTGGTTGAGTTCAGAATGAACGGTTTTGAATCTACCAAGTGTACCGTTGTACAATCTGATACCGATCCGTCCGTACCGTTTACCTTTTCGACTTGTACGTTTTTGATCGTAACAATTCGTTCTTCGTGTGGTTGGAAATCGTGCGATCCTAGATACAACGGATTGCGTAGTTTTTTCCAGTGGGTTTTTGTTTCGCTCATGTTAGTTTGTGTTATTTGGTTGTTTATGTTTACGAAGCCATTGAAGTACATCTTGACGCTCGTCGATTAGCTTTGTCATTGAGATGGTTTGTCGATAGATGCCTTGACGTCGATCAGGATGAGTTGCAAATATATCATTTATTCTATCGTACCAAAGTTGCATCTGCTCAATTTTTGTGGCCAATGTCGGAGTGATGATGTCTCCAACTGTTTCATCTAGTGCCATACTCTATCGGATGGTTTGTGTACTACTCTGATCGTGTAAGTTTCTTTGCTTGTAATAATCGGATAGACCGATGTTGATAGTTGCAGCCCTTTACGCTCATGGTGTGCTTTTACCGCCTCGCGTACATCGTGGAGGGCTTGGTCTTCAAATGTTCGGTTCTTTTTCATGTGGTTTGGTTTTAGTCGTTAGTCTTGTTCGTACTTGTCTTTATCGCGCAAAAACTGTTCTTCTGCCATCTGAACAGCAATGTCGCGAAATCTTACGTGAAACCACTCAGGTTCGACGTAACTTTTTTCAACCCTGCAATAAAATTCCTCATCGTATTTCTCAGGGTCAATTTTTTCGTTTGTCCAGAGGTAGCATTCTACTGGTACGTCAGTTGTCAATACAATGTCTTCTGAAATTATTACTTGAACTTCGATGTCTAATGTGGTTGAGTAGGTTGACATGGTTGTGGTTTTGTGCGGTTAGTTATTTTCTCATTGGGCATTTAATGGAGTGGCAATTTTCAAAATTTTCCGTTCTGCATTTAGGACATATGATTTTGCCAAAATTTGCAGTCAATTTGTTTTTGCAGTTAGGGCACGTTAATTGAATCATACCTTCTGGTCTTTGAATTACATATTCTGTTTCAAGATTACAATAATCACAAACCGATTTTATATAGTGAGGCATATTTTTATTATTAGTGAGATTAAAAAACCTATTGCTATTAGGCGCAATGGAGTTATTAAACACCCAATGCCTAGATTGTCCATTGGGAATAAAAAAGAAAGTACATTATCAATAAATTTCTTCATCCTATGTATGGGTATTTACAGTTAATACTTCTATTACACCAAGGACAATGCCCATCGCAAAAAAAATCAAATCCAAGATCGTTAGATAGCTCTTCAACTACCTTATATTTCTCTTTAGCCAACTCTTCAGTTTTTCTTTGTTTTTTTGCTAATCGCATTGTACCAAAACCATCCGTAAGTGCAGTTGCTTGTCTGCACTTATAGAGTTGCTTTTCTATGTTATTTAATTTCGTTAACAGTAACTTCGTATTGTCCATTTGTATTTAGTTTTTCAATGTTATCCGTTTTAACTGTTCTGATGATTTCACCCTCTAAATATACGCCTTGTTTTTTAGCTGAAATGACTTGATAGACTTTAGCTTTTTTTTCTGATTTGAAGATAATCGTTTTCATCGTGGTTGTTTTTGTTTGTTTGTATGGGTCAAAGGTAGGATAAAATGTGTAACGTGCAACACTTTGTATAAAATAAATTGTAAAGTGCTGATAATCAGCGGTAATAAAATAATATGCAAAATAAATGTTGTATGTAACATATTATACTATATCTTTAACATATCAAATAGAAACAACCACGCCATGAAATCAAATAGCCGGAATGCATCAGGAGTAAAAGATTCAGCAAATTGCTACCTAACAATAGACGGAATACAATGGAATCAAATGACTGATTTCCGGTTGATCAGAGATACAAATGAAATATCTGATTTAACTAAAGAAAACTCGAAAGCAGAAATCGCAGACCTACAAAACGAATATCCGGATATGCAATTCAAGTGCCGGAAAGTTTCAGGAATGTACCGGATATATGGGGCTAATAAATAGCTTACCGGATAACGCACTATTAACAAAACCAACACAAAAATATGAAAGTCGAAACAAATCACCTACTAACTATTCGCAGTTATGCGGATGCACACGGAATGAGTCTAGCGTGGGCGTATGCTCAAGTCAAGAAAGACAAAGTACAGATCGTAACTATTGACAATGTGAAATTCATAAAAACCAAATAGCATGAGCAACGAACTAAGTTCAGATGATGCCGCTTGTATAGGTAGCGACATGAGATTGAATGTTACAGAACAGAATCTTATTAAGGCTATCGCTCAACTCGAAGCGGAGAAAGCGGAGTTGCTGCAAATGGTAATAAAATTGCACGGTTCAAATGTATATCAATTATCAGAAACAGATATGCGAGATGGGATTAGATTTCCATTCGCATTATACGACGAAGTAACCGCCCTCATCCAAAAACACGCAAAGCCATGACCCCCGAACAAATCAAAGCAGAAGCGGATAAGATAACCGCACAATATGCAGTTTATGCAAATGGACTTGTAGATGGCAATCTTCATAAATTCTCATCCACTCATTGCGCTATTCTCCACGTGGAGGCGTGCAGTTATGTATGTGAGTTGCTTTTTCAAAAAGTAGAACACAATTCAGAGCGCGTCTGCATAGAACTTAAACACCATTATAAATCACTGCTTCAAGAACTAAAATCGAGAGTATGAGAAATGCAACTATAATTAAAATAATGCTATGGACATTGATTGTTATCATTGGAATGGCTATCATGTGCCTATCTTTCATATTCGAAAACCATCAGTTCGCTGTTGGAGTAATTTACGGAGCATATTGGATTCACATGATCAGATGGATGCGTTCGTTTAAGATAAATCAAAATTAACTATGCGCTTCTACCTCCTCACCTCCTTCCTCTTCGTCGCTATCCTTTGGCATTCATGCTGGAGCGAATGCAACCCGTATCACATGGTTGACCCGATTGAAGTCGATTCGTCTATGTACGTTCAACGCCCGTATGTTGACTCATTGCAACCTGACACGATTAAATGGAAAACAGAATTGTCTAACCCGATAAAAGAAAGCGAGAACCCATAATAAACAACTATATCTTACAAGATATAGTAACCTCGCAATCAACCAAATTATATCTTAAAGCATATAACGTTTTGCAGATTTGCGTTTGTGTGCCCCGCAAAAATATTTCTTTCAAGACACACCGTTTATTGGCACATAACGCAAATGTGCTATTATGTTTAGTTTTAACCAACAGATCAATGAATTTTGAAAGCAAATATATAGACGAACTTATTGATGATAGAAAAGAAGCAAGGGTAAATAAAAATTGGAAACTATCAGATGAAATACGAGATTACTTAGATACAAAATTAGTATTCATATTTGATACAAAGTGGGGGCAAGAAGTTTACTATTTAACTGAAAGGTATTTTAAGAATCAGGATCGAAAAATTGAAACAATGGCAATGAGTAAAAGGAAATTTTTAGAATACAAAATTAAACAGGATATAAATGCAGAGAATAATTTTGAAGCATGGTTATTTTCAACACGCAGGAGCGCAGGGTTGATTTAAATTGAACATAACGTTTTCGGGCTTTGTGTCCGTTGGCGATTTAAACCACAAATGTTAAATTAATAAACAAAACTTGATATGACTACAAATGATGAATTGAAAAACGAAACCGCCAATGGCACAAAACCCGTGTTATCGGCAGTTGTTTTTCCACAGATTTTAGAAAAATGGGATACTGCAATAGTTGACCTTAATAGGAATGGCGGTATGTTTAAATTCGATAATGTTAGATTGCGAAATTGCTCTCTCCATTTTTCGGAAACGACAGGAGAATATTATGTTAGATATAGGGATGTTACTTTCGGAGGATTCGATGTTTACAATTGCCGATAACTAGTAGATTTGCGAATGTTTTACACGCAAAGATGTTTCTTTCAATGCACACCGTTTATTGGCACATAACGCAAACGGTTTCGGGCTTTGCGTTCGGTTTTGTGCGTAGGGCTTGTGGGTGGCAAAACTGACGCAAAACCCGTGTTATATGAAGGTGGGATTTTCACGCACTACACTCGATTAGAAGCACGTAAAAAGAAAAAGAAAAAATGAGCGTGGAAAACAATTAAATTATTTAAAATGCAAAAGAACATTTTATTATTTGACGTAGAAAGCACAAGTTTACACGGAACAGGATTTGCCGTTGGTGCTATTGTAGTAAACAGAGGCGGAACAGAACTTGACCGATTTGAACTATTAAGCAAGGAGGGGGCTGAAAAAGCAAATGGTTGGGTTAAACAAAATGTAATACCTAATCTTTCTGATATGCCGACTTGCGAAACAGACAAAGAGCTTCGGGATGCTTTTTTCAACTTCTACGTAAAGCACAAAGAAACGGCAGAAATTTGGAGCGATGTAAATTTTCCAGTTGAAACAAACTTTTTACACGCTATTGTAAATGATGCCCCGACAGAAAGAGAATGGTCAATGCCATATCCCTTGTTTGATGCTTCAACATTAGTAGATGTAAGCATTGACCGATGTGCAGAATGTGGAATTGATGGATTGAGAAAGCACAACCCACTTGATGACAGCCGTGCAAGTGTTTACTTCCTTTTGAAATCATTGGGTCACTAAATCATTTGAGCGTGGGCAGATTTTTTCTTTTTCTTTTTCCCGAAAGTTCAATCGAAGCACTCCTGCCCACTTTCATATAACGTTTTGCAGCTACCAGAAGGGCGGGATTTTTACCATAAAATAAACTTATAAAGATGAATGATAATTTAAGCACAAATGCTTCTAACGAAGCCGAAAGCCCCGCCTTTTTGGTAGGTGCTGTTAGTTGCAGTACCGATTTAATAACGATAAATTTTAATTATATGAAAACATTTGTATTAACAGTATCAAAAGAGTTTCCGAAAACTCATATTCGGGCAGGAGAAAGCACTCGTTTTGTAGATAATATTAAAAGGCTTTTTAGTAATGAATGTGAAAAGATACACACTATTAGAGCCAATTATGAATTGTGGAGCAAACGAGCAAAAGAAATCAATGAAGGCAAAGCAATATTATCAATTAGATATTGGAGCGATAAACCTTATAACTCAAAACAGGTTGAAATTTGCAGACTTGAAAGAGTTGGAGTTGAAAAATTGGAAGACCCTACAAACTTTGTATTTGCTCCAATAGGTGATAAAGCTGTTAATTGGGAAGAAATAGCAAAGAATGACGGATTATCGTTTGATGACTTTTGCGAGTGGTTTAAAGTAAGAACTAAAAAGCCAATGGCAGTAATTCACTTTACGGATTTCAGGTATTGCAACTAACGGTTTGCGTATATACGAGGTACGCCTTAATGAAAACTTTAAATTATAAACAAATGCTTGTAGGCGTATCTTGTATATACGCTGTTAGCAGATAGTAAAAATTACGGATATGTTAGAATTAAATGTAGCACAAAGACGTTTCTTTATTTGGAAACTTGAATTATGGTGGATAGCTTTTGATAAAGCAGAATTTTATCCAGAAGGTAGAAAGCACTTAAAAGGTAATTGGTTTTGGAGGCAGTAGTAATTTTTATTTCTGCTAACGGAACACAAATAGGCGCAGTACGGATTTAAAAACAAAATATTATGATAGAAGTAAAAAAATACAAAGCAAAACACCAATTCAGAACTTATTGGAACAAGTATGCCAAAACAGAACAATACACTTGGATAGAAGCAGATTGCTTTTGCGTGTATTTTTTGGGATTTTTAATATACAAACGTGTTGAAGTACCGAAAACGTAGTATTGCGCCTATTTGGTGTTATGGCATCGTTTTAATGTGCCATAACTAGCAGATTTGCGCACCTTTTATACACAAAGCCAACAAAATTATGAGCAACCAAAACGAAGCGGAGAAGTTAGACGAAGTTCATCATGTTGGCAGACCAAAACCACAGCATCTAATCGAATTTATTGATTGTAATTATCCTCAATACAAAGGGCTGTGCGTTTACGATGCTGAGAATAAATGCCTACAATCTAAAGAACCTGAAAAAGTAGATTTCTATTTTGACGCTTTGCATGGAGTAGTACACATCCGAGGCTTTGAACCTATGCGCTAATTCTAAAATGTATCACACAATAACAAAACCAAAAGCAAATGAGCAAACAGAACACACCCCTAACCAACGTCATCGAGTGGATTGATGAGAGATTGGAAGTATTAGAACACTTCAATGCAAACTCTAATTTAGACAATCAAATTTTTGAGTTGCTTTTAATAAAAAATCAACTTATCAAAGAACTCCCGAATGAGAGGGAAAAGATTATTAAGGCTCACTCAGATGGTGTAGTTGATGCTATTTTAGTAGAGATTAATGAATGCAAAATATCGTCCCAAACCTACTTCACCCAAACCTACAAAAACCAAGATGACAAAAACAATCAGAGCAACTAAAACAAAAACCATGAAACTATACTGGTCAAACGAACACAAGTCATTCATCGAATTATCAGAGTTCGATCAATACAAGTTGAGCCTTCACATCTATCGGGACTTGCTGGTAGATTTTCGCCGCCATATTAGACGGACAGATTATGAATACACGATATTTTTCTTTAGAGATATTTCTTGGTCACAAGACAACCTCAATCTAATCGAACAAATCTTATCAGAATAACCCCAAGCCCGTTAAATCGGGCTTTTTTATTGCGGGTAAATTAAAGTATCGCATTCGAATTCATCAGTATTAGGATCAACATAATAAATAATACTATCAGTAAAAATCATTATGCTATCATCCTCATATACTTCGTAGGTTTTGCAACTAGGCAATAAGCTACAAATGACTATCGCTATTCTTAAATACATTGAATGTCCTTGATGTAGTTATATCTGTCAATCTAACGTACTCAATTTTAACTCCCCATTGTTTGCATTCACGCCGAACCGCCTTAGATATTTCATTCGACAATTTTTCAAGCGACTCAAGTATCTCATCGTATGTCATTTTCAATATCACATCCGAAATTGTTCCTAATGCAACGTCCGAAATAGATTGAGTCGCTACACTTGCATTCAAGACAAATGGCTGAATATCTTCTACGCAATATAATACCATCCCAGTTATAGTGATTGTCTTCCCGTCTTTCGTAGTTAGTTTTTGCGATGGCAATAAAATCGTATCGTCTTTAACATACTGAATTATCAGATTATCAACGAATGGCATCTTAAATGCTAATCCTGCATCCATGATCTTATTAATCTTCCCGAAACGAAGACGAACGCCTTTCTCATTAACATTGATTATCTTGAAGCACCATAGATCATTCCATAGTAATGTCAGTAAATCAATAATCTTGTCAAACATGGATATTTATTTGAATATATGACTGAATCGTGCAACTTGTCCTTGTGTCTTATGGTGAAGGTATGCCTCAATCGCTTTAACCGCGCCCGTATAGCCGTTACGATGATGCCATCCGTCTGTACCTGATGCCGACCGTGACGATTCAACCGTGACGCCGATAAGATCTTTAGACGATTTGTGATGGACGTGATGCGTGTAGATGTATCGAAACTTTGTCTTACTCCATGCCATCGGGAACTCATGCGCTAAAAGACTATTCAGATCACTTTGTTTTGCTCCGTCACCGTGAGTAGTGCCGATCAGGTTATCGTGGTAAATAAATGCCTTTCTGTGTTTCATATCGCAATCGAATGTGATGTCCTTACATTTCCTGAACCACGTTTGAACAATTTGAGCCAAGAACCACCCTGTCATGTAGTCGTGATTCGATACGTTATGCACTACATGAACCTTTGCGATTCCGAGTAGTTTGGTGATAACATTTACGTATAGTTGCTGAGCGATCAAAAAGTTATCGTACCACTGACCATCTGTATCTTGTGGCGTTCCTGATGTTGTCGTTCGTTTCGCGTTATCCGTGTGGAGGATATCATTGCCAATGATTAAAACGATCTGATCAATTTCAAACCCTGATGCCTTTTGAAGAATTCCGTCGATACCTTGCATGACGCGCTCCGTTGCAATCTTCACGTTGTAGCTATCACCAGTTTCATAAGCCGATGCAAGTTTACCGATGTGAATGTCGGCAGGGTCAATAACTAGACAATGACCGTCCTTTATTTTCTTGCGGACGAACTTCGGGAATGATGGCGAATAGTTACTCATGCCCTCCATCATTTCCTTTTTAAGGTCTTCTAAAGTGCGTTGTTTTGGCTTAAACAATATGCTTATATGCTTTTGCTTATACCAATAACGTTCCGCATCTTCAACTGAAGCACCAGCCCGAATACATTCTTTTTCTAATGTACTTTTACTTTCGCGATAATTATCTAATAGGATAATTTCGTCAGGCATCAACAAATCTTTGTTATTGACTGAATCAGTTCTATTCAACCGAAATTGCTTGACGTGTTGACGTGCTGATTCTACCGATCTGAAGAGGTCGGGATAGTTCTTATGCAACGCCCTAGCGACTTCGGTATTATTCGCCTTTGATAGCTTTTCGCAGTATTCTTTGGTAATCTCTGATCGTTTGGTCATTAGTTGGTGGTATTAGTTCGAGGCTAAGATAAACAAAAAACGTTACTTGCAAGTTACGTCATTTGTTCATGATCTTATCCAACTGATCTTGCTTCTTTGCAGACGAAGATGAACTACCGAAATAATACGAAACAACACCCATTGCAATAGTGGTAAGTGAGCCAACTATGCCAGCAACAAGCATTTCTTTCTCTTCGGGAATATCCTTGAATAAGATCGTGTACCACATTACAAAGCATGAACCTAGTAATAGAATAGCAAGTATTGGCTGAATGATCTTGTTAATTGTTGGTGCTTTATCGCTTGTGGCTATCTGAATTTCACGATCACGGGCGTTTGACATATCGGCTAGATACGTTTTTAACTCTTCATTCTGAGCCGTTTGAATTGCTTCAATGTGTCGATTGATTTCCTTTTGAACCTCCGCTCGGAACTCTTCTTTTTCTTGACCAGTTGTAATGAATTTGTCAGCAACATTACCGACTGAATCAATTATATCTGATGCTTTACCGCCAACTATGCCTGATATGAATGTGCCTATGCTCATGATACGAATTTGAATGATTTAGCTCGTTTAATTAGTCCTTTGATTACATCAGGGCGCAATGACTTGATGTTATTGATAAATTCGACACGAAAGGAAATAAGCGAATTGAATACTTGTTTTTGATCTTTAGCGTGTAATTCTGCTAATGTTTGATTCCCAATGTTTCCATCGGTAGCAGCACCAACAACCTTTTGCAATGCCTTTGCAGCCGTCTTAATGCCTGAGTTGTATCCGAAGTCACACACATACTCCGCAACGCTTTGAGATGCGTATAAATCGCATTTAAGCGCATCCCAATACTTAGTTTTGGTTAGTTGTTTTGCCAGTGCAGGAAGACGATCATCGGGAATTGTGCTATTCCATTTAGGAATACCGTGATTTGCTTTGTATTCATCCACGATCTGCCACCCATGCCATTCGGGATTGAAATTACGCGCAATTCCTAGATACGTTTCCCCTCCACGATCACCGATTGATTCGGCATATTCAGCCGAGGCATATCCGCCCTCATGTACTTTTAGTTTAGGGTAGTATAGTTCAAAATCAGCCATATTTATTTCTTCGGTTTTTTGTGATGCGTTTTCCACACACCGTAAATAGTGAAAGCCCCCGCCAACATTGCAACAGTCCACGCGCCTATCTGAAATAGTTGCATGACAATTATAGGCAATTCTAAATGCTGCGATTGAAGTAAGAATCCGATTCCTACGTGTGTACCTGAGATGATCGCCCCTAATATCGGGTGATGTCCTAAAAAATCCATAGTGCTACCTTGTGCCATTCGTAATCGGGTCATTTATTCGCATCGGGGGAGATGCTTATAGTAATCCTGAGTTTAATATTTGAGTTGCAAAATATGCAGCTACTAAATCCGATCCAGCCGTTGTATGGTGCAATTTATCTGACTGATAATAAGTAGTATTTGCTGTTTCTGCTTGAGTAGAAAAATTTGGTTGCGCTCCAATGTCTACAAATAAATCACAAAACGAATTATTAGCACGAAGCAAAGTATTGCAAGCACTATTCCTTGTGAATTGATCGGTATCACTTGTATGGTTTCTAGCCGTTGCCGATCCTACAACTATTTTCGCTCCAACACCTCTAACAAGCCCAGCAAACGTAACTAGATTGTCGTAAGCCTGTTGTCCTGTTAAACCGCCAGCACTTACATCGTTTTGTATTTCCCAAAGAATTACAACGTCATTCGGGTTAATTACTGGCAATGTTTGAGTTGCCCAATTCGAAATTTTTGTAGACGTTGGATTTCCATTAATAGAAAGATTGATAAGATTAATCTTAGTCGTTGATGCAATAAGATTTTGATAAATCTTTGTTCCACAATAATGCCCATTAGGAATAAGACTTCCCGAAGCCAAATTGAGAAGGCTATTTCCATGCATTATTATGTTTTTAGTTTGCCTTCCAATTGTTATCATACAGTTTCGTATGTGATTGAAAATTCAACTCGCTTAGTGCTTAATGCCGTCCATGCACCAGCAGCAGGACTTGATCGAATTGTAGCTACATTACTATTCGCTGCCGTATCAATTCGAGGTACGGTTGTCAATGCTGCTCCGTTATCAACCGCAGCAGCACCCGCACTTTTTGCAATGCCAGTATTAGCAGCAGCAACAGGAAGTGTCATTGTGAATGTTGTTGCGTTAGATGTTCCGCTGCCCATAACAATAACACAATGGCACATCTTTCCGATTGTGGTGTATCTAGCAAATGTTATAGTTGGATCAACGCTGAATCCCGTAAAAGTAGGCGTCCATGTTTGATACGCTCCAATTGATTGTGTTACTATGCTCATATTATTCGAAGTAAAGTGTAACGCTCACCGCAGTTGAAGGCGCGGTTGTGCCTGTTGCAGTAGTTGTAACGGCTGCACTCAATCCTGTAGTAGCTTGCCCCAAGAATTTATATACATTCGCAGTTTCAAGTACCGCAGATTGTCCAGAAATAGGGAATCTGAAAATAGGCGTAGTTGTTCCTAGTGTAACGCTAGCAGCGGGAACACCAAACACGCTCAGATAAGTCGTTGCAGTGTTAGCGATGTTATCAATTGAAAATCCTTTCAACGTCACACCTCCAGCGCGTACAGTAGCGCGGAAATTTGTAACGGTATTGCTTAGTGATGATTGTGTTTCCTGATCCATGATCTTTTTATGTTATTGGATTTGATGTGAATGGTATAGCGCAAATGTTTGCGGGCTTTTTTGTCCTGATGCTTACCGAGAACTCCGCGACAGTTAAGTTTTTTGGCGTTCGTTCGGTCATAATCTTTACGGGAATGGTCGTGTCTTGTGGTATGTTCCATCCGTAGTCGTTGTTCTGCAACTGATAGATAACGTCCTCCGCGATCTGTATTAAATCGCTCTCGACTTCTAACTCGTTTATCTCTCCGCGCTTTACATTGTCAGCAAGATAAATGATAAGGTCATAAACAGTAACGGCACGTTCACGAGTGATGCCAGCACAACTTACCCACATCTCAGGCGAATTAGTCACGCCCGATTGGTAGAACTCCCATGTCTCTCCGTACATGAAGCCGTTAATCATCTGATGCTTATCCGCGATGTCACGCAGATTTGTTACCAGTTGATTGAGCGTTGTTATGTTTGTTGTCGTTGCCATTTATCTTTGCGAAGAACATTTCGATCTTAACGCGGTTACGTGTGTTTACTTTTACTTTCTTAGATGTCGATTGTGTTTTCTTCTCCATTGCAGCATGGGTTATATCCGTTTCCAAATGGGCTAGTTCTTGGCATATGCCACCCGATGTTATATTGATTCAATGTCGGATGAATAGTATCTGCTCCGCTTCCTGCGTTTGAGTATAGCGGATAGGTATTTTCGTTCTCAACAAGGAAACGCATAAGGCGTTCAGAATAAGTCTGTGCGAATGATTCAAACTGCTTCACCATTCTGTCAATCTCCGCGATGCTTGCAGGATTAGCGTTATCAGATGTCTGAGTAACTATTCCTTTATTCCTAATCTTGTAAGTGAAGATGTGCGCACCTTTGCTAAGCAGATGCCACATTAACGCAGGATTGATCTTTTCAAATACTAGCGTCTGATTCGCAGCCGTCAAAGTATTTGCCTGAATTTGTGTGCGTAGTTCATCGTATAGTGCCGTTCCGATAATTGGCAGAATGTAAAGTTCTTGAACGTCCCAAATCAACTGACCAAGCATTTGCTCATCGAAATTACTCTCAACGTATGAGAGTAGTCCGACATCGTTGGTCTTCATTAATTTCGCTCTGTATATCGTTGCCATCGTTAAACGTATTTCCAATTAAACCCACCTGCGGATTTTCTAATTTTGCTACCCGCAGCAACCTGAGAAATTGACCTGTGATCTATTCCAGTTTTTCTTCCTGCTTCACGAACTCCATTAAACCACTCAATTACATTCCCGTATTTATCTAATTGCGCTACTCGTTTTTTTCTTGTAGAACAATTGGCAAGATGATCTTTTTCTGCCCTTGTATATACATACCCACTTCTGGTCGGAGGGTTTTTGCCTCCATCAGTTATATTGAATATTGGATGCCCTAAAGCCTTATACGATTTAATATATTCTTCTTCTAACATGAAAGCAATCATCATGTATTCTGTTTCTTCCAAAATTTCGCAAATAGGTTTTAATCCATTTTCTTTTAATGAATTAATCCATCTATATTTTTCAGTATCTTCTACACGCGATAGGTGTTCACTAAATCTTCGCGAAACATTATTTGTAACGCCAATATATTTAATAGCACCAGTTGTAGGGCATTTTAATGTGTAAACTTTGTATGTCATTTTGCGCGTACTATTACTTGACGAAATGTGTGCCTACATTGAGGCTGATTAATTCCTGTTTCGGGATTATGATACCATCCGCCTCGAAGCGTCCAAACGTTTCTACCTTCACGGTCTGACATCGCATTAATATCTTCACGCGAATAAAGTCGATTCATTGCCATTAGTTCAGCGCAGAATGGTCTTGAACCGCTAACTGCTTTTGGCATTCCACTTGCCACATCATAGCGATACATAACCTGATACGCACTCGTCTTTGCTGGCTCTTCTGAAAGAATCTTTTGCGCATCTTTTGATACCTCGTATGTTGGTACTTTGTCACCTACAATCGTTTCTTTAGATGGTGTTAAATATCCTTTCTCTACCAATCGACCGATAGCATCCTTAACTTCTGATGGTGCTAATTTTGCAGCCTTAGCGATGTCATCAACGGGAATAAATGGGTCTTTGTTGATCAAATCCAACACAGATCGGTCAACACTTTTGATCTTCACATCTGCGAAATTGAGTGAAAGGTAATCGCGCTCGAACTTCTCCATCTCAATCGGGTCAGTCGTTGGAATATCGCGCTCGTCGATAACTTCGTACAAATCCGCATTCACTCCGAACTTTGCGAACATCTCCAAATCAACCTTTTTTTCTTGACTTGAAAACGTCTGCTTTGTGATCGAGTCGAATGCCATCTTTTCGCGAATGTATTTTCCAAGATCAACGTCACCAATCACACGCGCAATTGTCGCATCGTCTGGCATCCAGTCAACCGATTTAACGCGCTTCAATTTCAACTTAATTCCGATGCCAATATCCGAAGCCATGCCGTTGAAGAACTCTTCAAATTCACGCTGAACGATATTGACATATTTGTTTTGAAACATTTCTTCAAATGTTGCAGTCTCGTTTCGTTGTCCTAGCGTTCCTTCGGTAGTAATTCCGAGTAGCAACTTAGGATATCGATGTGCCTTGAAAATGTTTTCGCTCGATTGTGTCGCGATTGTTTCGTACAACACGCTACCATCCTGAACGATTGAATCTACCGCCTCAGTGCCTAGTTCTTTAGACGAATGAAACGCCACGACCAATCTATCACCTTCCTCACCCGTAAAGTTCCGTTTGATGTTTGCAGCTATTTCGTCCTGCATCTCAATCGGTGGCACTGTTCCGTAGATGTTGATTATCTTAGTCGGGCTGAATGATTTTTTGATGTTGAAATATTGAAAATCGGCATAAGCAATTTCAGATTCAATCCACGTACACGCACCCTGATAAATAGGAATAGGGTAAACGTATTGATCGGGAAAGTACGTTACGTAATAATGCAACTGAGTACCGACACGATTATTCGGGTCGTAGGCATCGTATACCATCCAATCCTTTTCCTCTTCGGGTTTCTTGTTCTCTTTTGCTACACCATTTTTATACGTGAACCATCCGCGCGTGTAGTAAAACTTGCTTCTATCCGCGTTTGTTCTGATGTTGCAGAAATCCACGTGTTCAAGCGCAAATGATCGCTTATTCTTTGACCACTTGACAAGCACCGCAAAGCCTCCGAAAATCTCGTAATCCTTTGCCAGTTTCAGCGTGGTCTTATTCAGATTTGTGTCGGCAAATGGCTGATCAATTAGTTTTTCTGCAACTGCACGTTGACCAACTGTTACCACTCCGCGCTTATCATACGTCCATCCACCGCCAGCGATGTAATTCACCTTATCGTTAATGATAGACGAGTTAGTTTCAGATCGCTTGTAAAGATCGAGCAAGTAGTACGGATAATCATTTTTCTCACCGTATGAAATCCAGTCCTTATTCTTGACCTCCAAGAACTTCGGAATCTTACGATTGTTGAATGGAATAAAATGCAGATTACTTCCTACTGAATCGCTCATTGTGTTGTCTCTGAATATTGGTAAGTGTAGTCAGGCTCGAATGTAGATTGATCGCTTGTTGTTGATATTACTTTCACTTGACCTATTTCGCATAGTGTCGTTGCAAGTCTGTAGTCCGTATTTACCGCGCTAGATTGCTCGTAGGCGTAATACGTCCAAATACCTGATGCAAGTGTTATCTCCGTGCCTTCGTTGATTCTGAAACGATTGTAGCGCGTTTTATTTACGCTCGTATCATCAGCATCTGAATAGATAACGGTAGCCTCTTCATTCGTGCCGTCCTTTACAAATCGAAGCAACCAATAAGGGGATGTCAACGTCTGCTTCTCTTTCAAGGTGCAAACGAACTGACTGATGTCTCCGCGTGTTAATTGCTTCATATCATTAAGTGAGAAATAGAATAGAATGTTTGTAAACGAAAATACACGCCTTACGGGGCGTGTACTTCGGAACTAAACCAAACCAGAGAGAACCTGATTAGTAAAGATTGTTATGCGTCGATCAGCACTGACCAAGCGTTAGACACGCTAACCATTGGTTGCTTTTCACGCCCTGAGAATGTTACAGAATATCCGTTACGATCATTGAATGCCGTACCTGTCGCTCCTGATGAAGCCGATACAATCATACCACGCTCATAACCGAATAACCACACCAATCCGTTATTGTCATAAACAGCTACGTGTACTCGCATACCGTGAAGACTGTTCAATGTATTACGGAAAGATGCTTTCAGTTTGTTGTTGATGTAGGTAATTGTCTGAGTGTATACAGTTGTTCCTTCCGTGTTAGATGTTGCGCCTGCATCATCCGCCATTGAAGTTTCTTGCTCACACTCGAATTTTTTCCATCCACTCAACGCACCTCCTGAAAGAGTAGCAACTCCTGAAGCAACGGAAATACCTGTTAGGGTAGAATCCCATGCTTTGATTTTAATTTCGTTGATACCTCCGTTGCTTGTGAAGCAATCGATAAGTACCGAACCTGCGATAGTTGAACTACATGAAGGCATTTGTCTAAGTTATTAAGGGGAGGCTTTTACACCTCCCCATTATGTTATACTGTTGCGAACGATACTACTTGTGAAGGGAAGAACCATCCAGTAGTCAATTTGTAACGTGAGCGAAGGTAGAATTTATCATCCTTCTTCTCGTACCAAGTCATATCAGAATCCATGTCAGAAACCATGTCAGTACCAACTACTGCCTGCTCTTTGTAGAACGTCAAGATACGATTCTTGAATGCTGCTGGAAGACGTGAGTCGTTGTCCGAGTTCAATCCCGGTACGGCTTTGATCTTCATGTTTGTACCCGGCAACATCATCTCACGTGATGGAGTAGCTCCGTTTGTGTTGTAGTGGTACAAGTTAGCGTTAGTCAATGCGATAACAAGTTTGTCGAAAGTGTCATCACCGCAAACAGTGATAAGGTTATCGTTACGCTTGATGTCCGCTGGTGTTGCCAACCATTGGTTTTGGAAGATTGTCAGAACGTTTGCAGTAGTGATTGAAGTGTACGATGTACCTGCAACTGTCTGCTGATTCACGTAACCTCCAACTGTTTCAAGAGACTGAATGAATCCGTTGAACTGCTTAAGGTTCGTGTTGAATGTGTTCTGAGTTTTTGAAGCCTGCCAGATAGCGTACTCGTGAATCTTAGCGATCTCACCGTAGTAGTTATTGATAAGCGTGTTCATCAATTCAGTTGCAGAACCTTCATCAAGTTTCGCCCCTTTGCGGAGGTATTTCTTAGTGAATTTGCTTTCCAAATCTTTGAAGCACCATCCGTCTTCGTACTTCACACCATCAACGGTCAAAGTGATTTGTGCGAATGTACCGCCATCACCTGATACGTTTTGTGTAGCACAAGTTGTATCGGCTTGCATTGCTGGAGCGGTTGTAAAATACGGAAGTTTTTCAGAGTATTTGATACCCTCAACTACCGTGAACAAAGGCATGGACACTGGTCCATAGATTGCCTTTTCTCTTAATTCTGCCTGATCTTCTACCGTGTAGTTAGATAGGGATGACGTGGTAAATCCTGCCATGATATTGTGTTGTTATTTTTTGGTTATGCGTTGAATACGCGTTTACGGAATTCTTCGATTGATTCTTTAGGCTTTGCTTCGTTACGGAAGTTCTGCTCTACTACTGTATTGTCTTGTGGTTGATCGCCAATTTCAGCGATAGCGTCAGAAACAACTTTGCTGAATCCGAGCAACTCATTCTTAAGTTTATCGTTTTCAGATTTGAGTGTTTCATATTCAGCCTTGAACTGTGCAATTGTTTCGCTCAACTCGGTGATGTTCTTTTTGATCGCTTCGGTTTCGTCGGTTGCAAACTTACTCACCTTCTCGATACGCTCAGTAATCTCTTTCGCTTGTGTCGGAGTCATTGACGCACCTTGATTCTCCATTCCAGTATTAGCAACTGGATTAGCTGGTACGGCATTTTCAGGTGCTGCCGCTGCTGGCGTTACCGTAGCAATTACACCGCCTTCAACTGTGATAACTGTACCGTTCTCAGGCAGAGTTATTTCACCATCAGGCAGAGGTGCGTAAGTTCCATCAGGAAGTACTGCATTAATTTTCATCGCTGGCATAGGCTCTTCACCTTCCCATTCGATTACAGTACCATCGGCAAGCACTGAACTACCGAACTTCATCGGAGTCATTGCGGCCTTAAATGCAATGGCAGCCTCTTTCAATTTAGAAAGGACTACCTTAAAGTCTTCTTTAGATTTGCTCATACTGATAAGTGAGTTATGATTCGATACTGTTTAGAATAGCAAGAACCGAGTCTATCTGCGCCTCGAATCCTTGCGCTTTTTCGTACATGGAAATACACATAGCTACGGCTTGATCTTGTGCCTTGCCGTCATTGATATAATGAGGCACGCATCTGCTCATAAAATCTGACTGCGATTCGTACGCGTTTGGCTCGATGAATTTCTGTACTGTTTCGTTTCCGAACTTGTAGCCAAAGAAACCTTCGACGCTGAACCCGTTGAATTTGCCCGCTTTAATTTCAGCCCATACTGCATCGTTATCGATTTTGTACGAACCTATCCAACTACCATCTTCTACTTTCATCCCCTTTGGTGCTTGAATGCCACGGGTTGAATCGACGATGAATGACTCGAACATAGACACCCCCTCGGGTACATCTTCGGCTTCGTGCATCATGTTCACGTTGTTGTGATAGCCTAGCTTTGCAAATTTCTGAACGATCTTCTCAATGTTGTCTTTGCTGAATACCACATAATGATCTCCTCGCTGTGGGTCTGATCTGAAAATGGGGTAATCGGCACGCATAAGAACACCCGTAACAATTCGACGCTCATTATCTGCCACAAATTGCATCGGTACATCATTGCTGAATGTTTCCCAGTTCATCTGAACGGCTGGATCGTCAACAAGTGCAACATACTGAACGCCAGACTTATTAAACTCGTCTTCGTTGATATCTAACTCGTAGATCGGTAATTTATTCTTTGCCATATATTAAAGTGCTTGTTTTTCTCAAATGTTTAGATTATGTTTGTAGCGGTTAGGTTTTATTATAGGTCAGTTTGGTTTGTTTTGGCGGGGCGTATTGTCCCGCTTTTTTATTATGTTTGCACATGAGCCTACATCGACGAAACCCTAAGCGTGACGCAAACGAACGCGAGATTATCGACGCATTAAAACAAATCGGGTGTACCGTAAAGCAACTATCTGCTAAAGGTCTGCCCGATTTGCTTGTTGGTTATCGTGGTAAGAATTATTTGATTGAGGTGAAACAGCCGAACGGAAAACTCACAGACGATCAGATTGAATTTCACGCCTCATGGTTTGGTCGCATTCATGTCGTGATGAATGTGGATGAGGCTATTAGAATCGTGACCGCTCCTCGATAGTTTCAACGACTTGTCCCGTTTCGCGGATCTCCTGAACGCTGACATATATCGGATTCTGCGATTGTTGATTCATTACGTTACCTTGCTCAGTTAGTAATGTTGACGGCTGCGAACCGCTTGATACGTTTGGCTGCGAAGATACGCTCAACGAACCGCCTCCACTCATCCCAGCACTACCGCCACCACTCGATGCACTTGCACCGCTAGTATCTACACGCATGATCGCAGCGACACGGGCAAGACCCGCAGCAACGGCAAGACCCGCCTGAATGAATGGATAAGCAGGGAATGCGGTAGTGATAGGGCTGGCAGTAGCTGCCTTAAATGCGCTTTGTGCTGCTGCGTATGTGTCGATCAATGTAGTTGCTGCGCTGATAGCTTTTTGAGCATCCGCGTTGTCTTTCATTAATACGGATAATGTACCTAGAACATTCTTAGCAAAGTCTATTTTGTCCTTTGCCATTTGTTCCTCACGTTTGCGCTCTATCTCGTCAAGTTTCTTTTTGTAGTCGTGCGCTTTCTTGTAGGCTTCCTCTTTTGCTTTTCGATCAGCCTGATACATCTCTAAGCGGTGCTGATCGTGTTCAGCAATTAACGCATCCTGTGCAGCGTTCTCCGCTTCCATCTGGGCAATAAGTTCTTCACCTAGTCGCTCATTCTCCCAAAGTAAATCATCATTACTTATTTTTTCTTGAGCGATTATTTTTTCTGTGGCAACTTTATGAGAATCTACTTTTTTATTATTATGTTCAGCATTTAATATAGCTAATTCATTTTGCTTATCTAAAATGTCTTTTTGATACTTTTGTTCTAACTCACTACCTTCTATTACCGTTGCTTTTCTAACTGAAAGATTGTATAATTCTTTATCTATTATTTCTTTTTTCTTTTCATACAATTCATCAGCAGTTGCCCCATTAGCTTTCATTAAATCAATTTCTCTCCTTAATTGATCTAATCCTCCCTCTTTTGCATTTCTTGCTACTTCAGATTTTGAAGCCTGAGCATCATATAATTCATTTGTCTTTTGTAATTCTTCATTTAGTTTTTTCTGTTTCTCTGCTTGTTCTTCAACACTATCATTATATTCTCCAATAGCTTCAATAGCAAATCCTATTGCAATAACAAGCGCACCTATTCCAGTAGCTGCAATAGCACCTTTAAGTGTGCTAAATGCAGATACTAGATTAGTTTTTATGACAGAAGCCATGTTTTGCATAACACTTACAACGCCTTTCATTTGTTGAAGACCCTGAGCAAATGCCATTGCTGCCTGTACTTTCATCATCATTTTTTGAGTGTCTTCCGATTCTACACCCAAAAGTCCCATTGCGCCAGTAACTAAAGATACCCCCGCTGCTGCTTTTCCTGCAAAATTGCCAACTGTTTCTAAAGTATCAGGGCTAAAGTTTGCTATGGATTCATTTGCTTCATTTACTCTTTCTTTTAGTTGAGCCGCTGCCTGTGCTAACTTATCGAATTCAGCAGAATCTTGACCAACGGATAACATAGCGTTTTTCAAGTCTTTCAACTGATTGCGTATGTCACCTACTGAACTGGCAGCCTGTGCATCCTTAATAAGTAATTCTAATTCTAACTTTGCCATGTTGCGTTATTGATTATTCCCATGAATAGATCGGCTGCCAAACGAATTGGATAACCTGAGATGCCGTAGCCGTACCGACTAAGAACTTACCGACTAACTGAACGAATTCGCCTGAGTTTACATAGATCGGCTCAGGAAACATTACGTTGATAGCCCCTTGCGATGGTGCTGATCCAATCGCTGCACCTACGAGCCACGACATAAATCCAAGCGCAACACGTCGAGGTGCTTTCGCTGCAATGGCTTCGGCGGTTGCTAGTGATACGTTAGTATGCCCAAATGCTAAAGAGAATTGAAGCGTTGTAGATGTTGTCGCTACTGCCGCACCGATGTTCACCGCGTCAACCACTACGCCTGTAATTTTTAAGCGTTTACCCTGAATAGATACCGTTCCTGATGGCAACTGATAACTTCCCCAAATACCATCCGTTGCCGCTGATGCCGCCGCCGTTACTGCACCCTGACCACCCAATCCTGATGGAAGGTTAGCGGTTAGTGCGGTGTTAGATGGTGCTGCCGCAGTTGGGTTGGCTGAGTTGGCATAAGATGCTAGAGATCCCATTGTACCACCTGAAAGACCTTGATAAGAGCCAAACATTGTATTGCCAATCTCACCTAATGTCTTCACGATATTACCGCCTGCAATAGACACCCCGTAATCGTTAAGAATAAATTGAATCGCTGCTCCCGTTGTTGCGGTGTGAGCATGACGCACAGAGAATGGTAGTGTTGTACTCATGTACGGCACACCTTGACCTACTGGAGTATCAAGTGCGGCATAAAGTACGTTATCAATCCAAAACTGCACCTCACGCTCAGAGACAGCAATGATGAACTGATACTTCTTACCAATCGTATGCGTAAATGAGAATACAGATGTAGTTGTTTCAGCACCGTTATAGTTGATAACACCAAATACACCTGAAGCATTTATACGAAAGTAAACGCCATCAGTCGGTGCGTATGCAGTTGATGTACCACGACGAAACAAACCGCAATCAATTACGAAGTTAGTTGTCAATGCAGCCGATAGACTTGCGGTAAATTCGCAATATAACAGACCGCTAGTAATCAATGGGAATTCAGCGTATGTACCGAATGTCATCCCAGTTGTTGTAGTTGTTACTGCTCCTGAGTTCGTCGTGAAGCCTGCGGTTGACCATCCACCCGTCAGCGTGCTTGTAACGTAGGTATGTTTACCAGTATTTTGAGCCGTATAGTTGAATGTCTCATTATCTAGGAATGTGTCCTGTGATACTCGCAAACGGTAATCCTCATCCGTTTCAGGAGAGTATAGGTAAGGCGTACCTGTTTTTGTTCCGCTATCATTCTCTGAAAATATCTTAACCGCTGATACGTTAGATGGATTTGTTTCCGCGCTTCTTTCTAACGATACCTGAAGTGCATAGTCTGTTGTTACGTTGGCTTGTCCCGATGTACTTGACCCGCCTTGAATCTTTGTTGCCATGTGTTATGAGTATAATACTTTGTAAGTAATGGTGAATGTTCCCGTTGCGTTACTTGTTGATGAAGCACGAATATCGAATGAAGTGCTATCAACTATATTTTCAATGTTAAAGGTAATTCCGCTAATTGTAAAGTCATCAAATGACGCTCCTGATGTGTTTGAATTTATTACACTAAATGACAGAAAGTTACTATTGGTCAGACTTCCGTTTGAAATGGTATTAACCACAAAATCGTCTTCTGAAACAAATGTAAATGTAGAGGATGCCGTAATCGTATAGATCGTAGTACCTCCACCCCCTCCACCTAATGATGTTAAATATGTCATATTATGTAATGATATAATTTGAACCCGTCCATGTTAAAGTGAGAGATTCGTATTTATGATTCATACTAAATGAGGCTACGCTATTATTATTTGCATAGACAATGTTCACCCCTCCACCTGCAACTGTTACCGTGCTACTATTCATATTGAACACCTGAATGCGGTCATTAACAGTTAGCACCGATGTACTTAGCGTCAATGTCAGCAATCCGCTACAGTAGTAAGTTCCCGCGCCTGTAATCGTTTGGCTCGTTGTTACCGTGTGAATCTGACTTGACCCGCCTACATACTTATTGCCGTCAATCCAAATTTCACCATCTTCAGTAACAGTTACATCGTCTGAGTTGATAACAGTTGCGCCAGTTACTTCTGGAAATACCGTAACGCCTGATGAGCCTAGAATTGTAATCCTTTCAGCACCAACACCCAAGCGATTCGATTCACCGCCAACGATTGAGCCACTATTGCGCTCAGTTGCTAGAATGTCACGACCCACGCCGATTGATACGCCTTCAACAGTTCGAGGACGAGATACGACGGTATTTGTTAACGATACTGTTGACCCTGCCCAGTTAGCGACAGAATACATTGAACCAGCGAATTCAGAAGCAGCGACAATACGAAGCAATTCGCACTTAGTTACACCTTCCTTTGTTGGGTCGTAATCCATTACACGCTGCAAACGATAATATCCACTAATGCCTGCCACGTCTAAGTAAATCACATCGCGGAATGACAATAACAAAATATCCAACGGTTTCAGATAAAACGAAGCGGTGAGAATCTTGCTATTCTTATCTGTTATCTCTGTGATGTATTTTGAGTGATACGTATTCCATAGGTTCGCATCCGTGTAGTTCTGAGCGTTGTAATATACACGTCGAGGTGTAGCGAATGACAGATCAAACGTAGGCGAAGTTGGGTTATTTAGATGTCCCGCGTATGGATAGGTCGTTTCGGAATAAGTACCTCCGCTTGTGACGTAATTCCACGCATAAGCCGTAGTAATCGCACCACCTGCATACAACATTCTCAGACCTGATGCCGTTGGTTTTGGGTTACCGCTTGAATCTATGGTGTAAATCTCAGGATAGATACGATCATCCGAATTACGTCCTACTATTGGCGTATCAGTAAATATCGACTCAAACTCGTTGACGTTTTTCAGAAAGTCGTTGTTGACATCGTACTTTTTCATTCCGTACGTTTCGCCCCATTCTTCCCGATATGCTTTGTTGAAGTAATCGTCCGAATCTGTACGCTTCAAAACGTAACGCCTCGCATCAAGCGCACCCATTGGCATAATCTCAACCGATTGTGATACGTCTAACTTTTCCGACCAGTTACGAGTGACACCGCCCGAATAGAAAGTATCAGCCGTTTCGATGATATAGGAATTCGGCTCAGATCGAACAGGCTCAACCATCAAATTAAATTCCTTCACGATTGACAGAAAGAAATCAGCCATTCTAACATCCTCGGGAATAGCTTGATTTAATTGCAACGTGTTGCCCTCGACGATTGAAGCGTTATTGACGGTGTTGTAGAATAGCGTGCCAGCGGACAAAGAAAACTGCAAATTAGCTGCACCGCTTATGAATGTTCCTAAATAATTACCGTATAGTTTAGCGTAAACAATATCTCCAACTTGTAATTCGTGAGTGTCAGATGAATATGTGAATGTAGTCGTTGGTGTACTATTGCCTGATAACAATGTCAACACCTGCGCCCCACTGATATTCGTACCATTTAGAAATGTTGTAGTCGATCCACGTTGACGGTAGAAGTGCAGCATCATGCTAGGATATGCGCCTGTACTTACCACATTCGCACCAACGGCACTATAAACAAACGAGCCACTAACAACGAACTCATAGAAACCAGCATCTACACATGTGAACTCTCCTGTTGCTGGATTGTATTGATTGTCTGGATCGCTTGTTTCGTTATCAAAAACGAACGGGTTGGTAAATGTCGAATAGAAGTTTGTCGATCCAAGTACATCATATTGTGCTGATGTCTTTGCTCTGAACTGACGATCTTCTACCTGAGTTTGTGATAGCTTAAATGATTCGCCACTAAACGGAATGACTAGATTAGTGAATGGCGCATTGTTACAGAACGACCCCGAATAACTACATCCTATGTACTCGAATATCTTATCCCAATACTGCTTAGCGTAGATAGCTGGGTAAAAGTCCTCTACACGCCAATTAACCCCGTCATTATTACCATACTGAATCATTGGGTAGTAGTATCCATTATCAGATGCTACCGTCCATGAGGCTTGCTGATTTGTTCTATCGTAAGTATGATCGAATGATTCAAATCCCAGATCGGTCAACTTTGCATCACCCATTAACTGAATGATATTTGCCAACTCACCGAATAACTCAACCTTGTATTTTATCTTGTCTAGGTTTTGACGGTCGCGAATAATAGAACGCAATCGCATATACCCTCTGAACTGCTCGATAGTGTCAACCTTAACTACTACCGATGCTTTAAGATTCGGATTGAAGTCAGGGTTGAAATTCGTTTGTGATGTGTTCTGAATATCGTAGTTGACCTCAAATATGTGATTGAACAACTTATTCACCGAAGGCGTTGCAGGTAGTTCAACTGTCTTCGAATGCGAACCTACGCGCTGATCAGGATTCTTGATGTCACTAATCGCATAGGTCAATGGCATAGATACGTCATTCTCAACGTCAATGCTTGTACCGTTAATAATCAGTTCCGTCCTTCTCATCCGCGTTGTTTCCAGAAATCCATAGACAACTCAACCACAATCTTAACCGTGTTCAATTCGTTATCTCCAAGAAAATTAAATTTAACTTGCGATTCTGTAGGCGATACAACTACAACCGCAATGAAATCGCTGCCATCGTCATAATATACCTCAGGCGATTCGATCAACTGACTGATTAAGTACTGATCTTCCATTGATACCCAATCAGACTGCAACTCGTAACGGGCTTGAACTTTCGTATCAATTACCTTCCGTCCAGCGTCATAGTGGTTGTATGACCATGAGTTATTCGCCATAGTCCCAATTCGCTTCTCATAGGTCGTGCGCTTTGTTTCGGTCTTATATCGGTTAATCATCGTGAATTGATACGAGTCAAATCCGCCTTTGGTGTTTTTCCAATGTAGCGTCAATGGTGAACGACCTGCATTACAATCGTTATTGAGAACGTATGTAATCGGTAAGCCTCCGAACAATTGATTAACGCCTATCCAGTTGGTCAGAGCAACCGTGTACGAATAAACGTTTGAATCAATTACGGGCTGAGTGCCTGAGTATAATGGTGCTGCATTTAATCCACGAACGCCCGCATAGAACACCATTCTACGCTGATCGTATGCGCCTACATCTTGGTAGTCGTTTTCAATCTTAGCCGTCTGAATCAACCCGCCATTTGCATCATACGTTTTTATCTCAGCAAAGTAAACCGTTCCGCTTGTATTGGTAATATAGTGGATGTAACTTTCCTCATTACCGATCATCGTCGTGAGCCTATTACCTTCCTTGTCTGAAAATATCTGTCCAGTATCTTCTAAGGCAACATCCGCCCCGTCAAAGTCGAGCCAATCTAAAGGCATATATGCGCCATTGAATGCAAACTTCGTACCCGTCACAGTTAGATCGGGATAGTTGACTACTGACCCCGTTGTTCCGTACTGCTCTCCAAACTTCACCTCATATGCTATTGCACTATTCGATGCCTTTTGAAATCCACTCAGCGATTTATATGCTGGCGATGAACTAACATAAGACTCAACGATTCGGTGAATGTCGATGTCAGCCTGAGCGTAGTTAGGATCCGCATCAATCGTTAGTCGAACGCTATCCGTTACACCGCTAACATATACGTCTGCAATGTACTTGAAATTAGGCTGAGTCGTATTGGTTGAGTCCAATATGAATCTCATCGGGTTGTATATCGGTGCCCATAGTGCAGGCTGTTGTCTTATCGTGATACTCATAATGATACTATTTCTGCTTCAAACATTTCACCATACTTTGAACCAAGCGATGCCGATAACTCATTCAACAGATCGTCGTTGACTATCTCGGAATAGAAATGTGTTGCTCTTATTCCTTTTTGTTGTACTCCTTTTGCAATTGCAAAAGCAACTTGCCTAACTTGATAATCAAATGATCTTTGTTTAAACGCTTTTTTTATTTGTCTAGTTTTAAGACTCTTTAGTTTCTCTTTTTTCTTTGTCGATAATGCAACATTTATGTCACCTCTTTTCTTAATCCATAAAACTATCGAATCAACAGGAGGCATCTTATTCCTAAACTCATATTCGCTTTGAGGTGCTGCAAATGACGTTTTATTGCCTCTGACTCCTTTATCAATAAATTGCCCATAATCGGGCATAGTAATAACTAATCTGTAACCATCGTTAGTAGATTCTACAGGAAGGGCAATAATTTCTTGAGCCAATGTACTTCTTCGATAGTATTCACCTTTACTTTCAAGATTCTCCCGAATCATGTCCGTAACAGATTGAGCCCATTCTTGCAAAAAATTCTCTATAGTTTTATTTTCTGTTGGCATTCTCTAGTTGCTTCATGCGTTCTTTGTGTTCATCCTGAATGTCCCGAATCATGGCGAGTCTGTTGTAAAACTCGATAACGGTCATTTGGAAGTATTCCGCTTCCTTCGATTTGTCCCCGTTGGTGAGTTGGTAGATTGTTTCGAGCCATCCCCACTTTGACCACGCTGTAGACTTTTCAAAACGCTCATCAGATTGTTCACTTTGCTTTCTATCGCTGAGTCCAAATAGCTTTTTATAGCCGTTTCTAATTTCGGCGAGACCGTGCAAAAAAAAAGACTGATCGAGTTAGCCGTATCAGCGGGCAACGATTTGAACAGTTCAACCTTCTGAGAGAATGTCAACGGCTTAACCCAAAACTTTAGACCGCGTTTCTCTTTGGCAAACACCGCAAGAATCTGAGGTAATTTAGAGTAGTAGTTCTTGCCATCAATCTTTAACAGATGAATGTCAGCAAGTTGATCGGTCGTTACTTCTTTCGGGTCAATCCATGTCGTGAACTTTCGCCCGCCTATCTTGAACTCAGGCCTGAACTCTGTGGTTGGCTGAGTCTTAATGAATTCGTACAACTCAATGCGAATAACATTGAACGCATCCGACTTCATCGCGTTGAAATAGTCCTCGGATTTGCCAGTAATAATTGACAATAGCGCAATGTCACGGTCTAGTAGTTCGACTAGATCGGTAGGCGTGTATTCAATTAGCTTCTGAATTTCAGGTAATTGCGATACCTTTACTTCGTTCCATCTCATACAATCAAGTGAGAGGAAGGGCGTAATGTTTAGGCTCGGATAGAGTAAGACGTGTTGAGGTTCGATAGCTTGTTGAGTGCTACATATCGAAGTGCATCTATTGCGTGGTCACGTTGGCGGTCGGCAGGCTCTTGTAGTTTCAACCCAGTCAGCCTATCCTCTTTCCACTTGTATGAGTTCATCTCAGCTATCAATGCCTGTGAGCGGCTCGTAACGTTAATACGGTAGCGTTTAAGGACATCTATTGAGTTAACGATACTATCCTTACCTTTTTGCGCTGGATCAATCCAAACGCCCTCAGAACGAATCTCTGCGATACTTTTAGGTTCGGCACTATCCGCTACAACATTGTTAGTAATGTTCAACGCTTTCAATCGCTCGGCTATCTTTGGATTAGTGAGGTCTGTTTCGTAGCAGATTAGATCGACAAATAACTCATTGTCCATCTTGTAAACGTCAACAATAGCGGTCGGGTCGTTTGTATAACCAAAGTCCATGCCGACTGCAACGCGTGATGCCTGTGGAGGTATGGATTCGATAACTCCCCAATTTCTGAATATCAGTCCTTCGATCTTTCCCGTGTTGCCACGCCCGTAAACTCTGCCCCACTCAGGATCCTCTTTCGATCGCTTCTCAATATGTTCGTGCTGATCAGCGGTTAAGAATGTATTGTGTACGTGCCATGACCGAACGAACTGAACGGTCTTATTACCGAACATTTTCGGGTGAATTAGTTTCTCATGCGCCCAAAATGGAGCGGACGGGTTATAATCCAAGAACGATCTAACGCGTGTACGGTTGATGAGTTGTTCGGCAATATTCCACGGTAATCCGTTCGCTTCGTTTATGAATAGGATGTCGCGCTTACCGTTACGTGCGTTCTGTTCGGTATCGTACGACACAAACTCGATAACAGTTCCCGAATGGAACTTATAAATACGATCTGATGCGTTATAAGACGATATGAGCGATTGTAGTATAGGACTGGTAGATACAATCGTTTGAGCGTCACGCAATGCACCACGCTTCAAGTTCGGTATATCCTGACCTACTACAGTGATGATGTAGTTATTTGAAATGGCGTAACTGAATAACGCCTGCATGATTCCATATGTCTTACCGCTCCATGTTCCACCTTGCTGAACAACGATGTCAGCCTTTGATTCCCAACAGGATTGATAGACTACGGTCGTGTCAAACATTAGTCTTCCTTGTCACCTAGTGGCGTTCCTGAGTCTTTTACGATAGGATTAACCGTGGTGATTGTTTGGTTTTGTTGCTGAATAACCTCATCATTCCAATCGCCCTTACCGATGTTCTTCAATGCAAATGCAGCACCGCCCCAAGCGAATCCGTAAAGGTTTGCCTCGTAGCATGATTGAACAAATAGACGCGCTCTTTTTACGGTATAAGAATACCGCTCGTCCTTTTCGTAGTCATAGAAACTCTGCAATGACTTAAAACCGCAATGAAATACCAATCCAGTGAGGGTAGGTTTGTATATTCCGTTTTTCTGTTTAGACGATTCAAAGTATTCACCTATAGCCTCTTGCAGTTGTTCTTCTGATTGAAACACACCCTTAAGAGTTGCCCATTTATTACCAGCTACGAATCTGCCTAAATTGTCCCGTCCCTCTAATCCTTCTGGAATGTCGTTATCTTTTGCCATTTTCGTATTGATCTAGGTATTCGTTCATAATTGAGTACAATCGAGCGATACAGTCAGAACATCTGAGGTTGCTAATATCGCCCGTGATTCGTTGTTCGACTCGTGCCATTACTTCATGACCAGCCGTTGACACCCATGTACCGATCTCGCGATATTTGCGAATGATCGGAATATATGGTCTTAATTCTTCGTAGTCGTTATCGGTTAATGCGGTCACGTAGGGTAATGATTAGGTAAGCAATACACGATGACATACAAGCAAATCCAACGGATTCGATGAATGTAAAGTTACACGAATATACGTTAAGAAACAATGCCAGCCAAAAAGTAAGACAAAGACCGCATCCGAATGGTTTCAGTTTGTACGGAATTTTCTTGGTGAAAGTGAATCCGTTGTGGTTTGCTTTACCGATTCCTTTTGATGCTAACCATCGTGCAAAAGATTGAGGAATACCACTAAATTCTGCAAATAACAGACCGATAGCAAGTGGAATGAGAATAATGTTGATCATGTTAGTATTCTTTATTTGCTGATGAATAATCGTAGTGATAGATTGGTTTGTCGATTTTGTATTCGGTTTTCAAATATTGATTCACGCGGTGCGAATATTCCTTATCCTCCGCTTTACTCAGGTCAGGGAATCGCGCTTTAATTGCGTATTCTCGTTTAATCGGTGTCAGGTGGTTTGCTCTACGGAATAGAACAATCTGCTCACCGTCGAATGCATCGTGGTCGTGATAGTCTTTCGATAGTTTCCATAGTTGTTTCGCGCTTCCGTCTTTCGAATAGTGTCCAGACGTTGCAATACAATCGGCATCGGATGCACAACCTTGTAAGATCAGTTCAACGTAATGCGGATAGATATGGTCGTCATCGTCAATAAAACACACGTATTTGCCACGCGCTCTATCGAGTAACCTATTTGCCTTTGCCCCTGACGTTATCTCTTTATTATCAATGTCTGTGAGTATTTCGACCTGTGCAGCCTTGTTAGGTTCGAGTGCAAGGATTTGGATGTACAACGACCTCAATAGATGATCTAACTTCTGCTGACGATTTTCGAGCGAACGAATGAGGATAGATAGTTGTACCATGGTTAGAATCCTGCTGAAATTAAACAAACCGATTCCGCGTGTGGCAAATGTCCAGCGTTACCGAAGTAGGCAAGGAATGAATGATGCGGAATGATAGGGCTGATATTCATTTTGACCGCTACGATTGATGCTACCGATTGATCATGACGGTGACCATGTACGCGCTTATCGGTTGATACTTGGTTGTCGTAATTGAACCAGTCACCTTCATACGCGCCTTTGATTTGTGTCGCATCGAAATATGAGTTGAAGAACGCATTAGCTTTCACCGTTCGAAAGTCAAACCCCATAACACAAGCCATTATCATCGGATGCGTAAATGATTCTTCGCGACCCATTCCGAGTAACTTCAAACATTCGTCGGATGTATAGTCACCTATCGAATAGCCGATGTTATCAAATAACAAAACCTTACGCGCTTCAATCGCTGCGAATAGATCGTTAAGCGGTTTCGTAGCGTAAACGGGAGAATCCATCCACAATACAATATCGTAACCCATTGCACGTACTTTCTGAATAGCGTAAGGCTTGAATGCGTATGGTACTTGCTCGTGCGTTGGGCTTCCTATTTCCTCGAATGAATGAAAGTGGTAATAATCGCCAGTGAATCCAACGGCTTGCAATGACTCTTGTTGGCGTTGTTGTCCTTTGCGGTATCGTTCCTTGTCGTCCGAATATGTTACTATTGCGATCTTCATTACTTTACGTAGAATGCTATGTTGTGGATTCTTTTGATTTGCTTTTTGTTGATGAACTCATGAATAGCACGAGCACACCCAGTCAGGTTATAATCGTCAATGATAAGTACGCCACCCTTTGAAAGTTTCGGGTAAAGATACTTCATACATTCGTATGTTGAACTATACAGATCCCCGTCAAGTCGCAGCAATGCGATCTTTTCAATGTCATTGGATTTCTCTTTAACGGTATGTTCAAACCATCCTTTAACAAATGTGACTTCATCAAGTGGTACACCCCATGTCTGAAAGTTCTGAATAACTGAGCCGAGTGAGTGTGCAGATACGCCAGTTGATTCGAGTAATCCTAGTTTTGTACGATCAATAGCACCAATAGCTGGTTGCTCGGTATCTTTGTCGG